TACAAAGAGAAGAATTAGAAAAGCAACTCATTGCGGAGCGTCTGCGATTTTTAGAAAATTGTGAGAAAAAGTTTATTCCTTTTGTCAAACATGTTTGGCCTGAGTTTATTGATGGAGCTCACCACCGACAGATAGCCGAAAAGTTTGAGAAGATTGCGTCAGGGGAGATTAAACGCTTGATTGTAAACATGCCTCCTCGACACACCAAATCAGAATTTGCTTCTTATCTTTTTCCTGCGTGGATGATCGGAAGAAATCCTAAATTAAAAATTATTCAAACTTCCCACAACACGGAACTTGCGACACGCTTTGGTCGTAAGATGAAAAACTTAGTGGATGATAGTTTGTTTCAACAAGTGTTTGATGTGAAGATTGCAACCGATAGTAAAGCCTCAGGTCGTTGGGAAACGAATCACGGAGGGGAATATTATGCAGCCGGTGTGGGTGGAGCGATTACTGGTCGGGGTGCGGATTTGTTAATCATCGATGATCCTCATACCGAACAAGATGTGAATAGTGCCACCGCCATGGATAATGTGTATGAGTGGTACACCTCCGGTCCTCGTCAGCGTTTACAACCAGGCGGAGCCATTGTGGTGGTTATGACTCGTTGGTCGGAGAAAGATTTAACAGGGCAGTTGATTCGAGCTCAAGCGAAAAGTGATCGAGGAGATAAATGGGAAGTGATTGAGTTTCCTGCGATCATGCCGAGTGGCAATCCTGTCTGGCCTGAGTATTGGAAAGCGGAAGAATTATTAAAAGTGAAAGCAGCCATTAGTGAAAGTAAGTGGCAAGCTCAGTATCAACAAAACCCTACTTCCGAAGAAACAGCCATTTTAAAAAGAGAGTGGTGGAAACTCTGGGACAAACCCAAGCTACCCACCATTTTGCACACCATCCAATCCTATGATACAGCGTACTCGAAAAAAGAGACAGCCGACTATAGTGCGATTACTACCTGGGCAGTGTTTCAACATGACGGGATGCTCGGCACAGGCGTCTTGTTACTGGATGCGGAAAAAGGAAGATGGGACTTTCCTGAGTTAAAAAAGATTGCTTTAGAGAAGTATAAATACTATGAACCTGATACCTGTATTATTGAAGCGAAAGCATCAGGAATGCCTTTAACACAAGAATTAAACCGATTAGGCATCCCCATATCGAACTTTACACCTAGTAGAGGGAATGATAAGTTGACAAGGGTGAACTCCGTAGCCCCTATTTTTGAATCAGGCAAAGTTTATTATCCTGATTATGAATGGGCTCACGAGTTGATCGAAGAGTGTGCAGCGTTTCCTTTTGGGGAACACGATGACTATGTGGACAGTACGACACAGGCATTGATGCGTTACCGTGCTGGAAACTTTGTGGAGTTAGACGATGACTATAAGGATGACTCTCGAACATATAGGGAATACGAGTATTATAACTGATGGCTGAAGATGATTTAAGAATAGGTTCTAATTTAAAGAAATTTATAACTGATTTAATTGGATTAAAAGAACCAGAGGTTAATCCTAACATCACCCCTAGTATGTTTGAAGAACCAGAAAAAAAATTTTCTACTATTGCAGGTTTAACAGATGAACCTGTAGGTAAATTAAGAGAAAAAACCACAGGTGTACTTCCAACCAAAACAGATAAAACTTTTTATGGAGTCGCCGATACAAAAAATGCAGTGAAGATTGCTAAAAAATATGGTTATGGGCCAGGTGATTTTATCTCTGCTGAGGATATTCAAAAATATCCTGACTTAGCGGAGGCAATCCAAGGCAGTAGACCTATTATTGAAAAAGATTTAAAAGCAGGTTTTGTTTTACCTGATCCTAAAAAAGGAGAAAGTTTTCCTGATTATTATAATAGAGTAAAAGCAGAAGTACCCACGGCTCAAAGTATGATTGCATTAGAAAATCAAGCTGTAAAAAATTATAAAGCAAAATTTCCAGAATACGCAAATGTAACAAAGACTGTAGATTTTCAAGAAAGAGGTATATTAGACTTTGATCCTAATGCAGAAAAAGTAAAGGGATTAAAAATACCTACGGGAAAAAGTGAAGGAGTAAGAAAAATAGTAACAGAAGCTTTGGAAGCTAATGTAGGATATATTCCAAAAGAAAATAGAAAAGCTATTGATACAGCAATTGCAGAATATGTAGATTCTATTCCTCAAAAAGATTTTGATAAGTTTGCTGTAGATTTAATTGGGGAAATAGATCCTTCTACTAACAAACCTTACACCCCAACGGCCATAAAAAAAATGTTGAGTAATAGAGTTATTTTTGCAGCTGCTAGATATTTTAATAAAGAATTGACTCCTCAAATAGTTGATGAGGTAATGAAAAGTTTACAATCTAGTCAAAGTGCAGTTAATGTTGGAGATTTAGCTAAAGATAAAGTAAAGAAGATTGCACCAAAAAAGATTGGTGGTTTTACCGCTGCTTTAGTAAGTCTTATTAAATCAGGCCAAGCATCTGATCTTTTAAAAGCAGGAGCAGGTGAAATGTTAGGAATAACAGGAGAGTTAGCTTTTCCACAAAAATTAGAAGCAGGAGAATTATTTGATGAAAAAGAATCGTCTGATTTAAGAATTGCTTTAAAATTTGGAGGAGAAGAAGCATACAAACAAAAACAAGAAGAAATTTTAAAGAATAGAGGTATAGCAGGGCTATGAAAAAAAAGAGTGTAAAAAAGAAAAAGCCCGTTAGAATAGTACGACCACGTGGATTTGAACTAATGAAACCAAACAAGCAACCAAAGACAAGGATATCATAATGGCCGTAGACAAGAGAGTAGAAGCTGATTTAAATTTAAACGAAGCAAAATTTGAGTGGAAGGAGATCCACTAGAAATTGAAAAGCCTGAGTCAGAAGTAGAAGTCACAGAATTTATAGAAGATGATCAGGGAAACATGCAACCTTTTATGGATGAAGAAAATCCTGAAGAAGATCATAATTCCAACTTAGCTTTATATTTATCCGATAAAGAATTAGATGAAATCTCGATTGAATTGATGTCATCTATCGAAGATGATAAAACCTCAAGAGAAGATTGGGAAACACAATATACAAAAGGTTTAGACTTATTAGGTTTTAAACACGAAGAACGTACTCGACCATTTCGAGGAGCCTCTGCTGTTACACACCCCGTTCTTGCAGAAGCAGCCGTACAATTTCAATCTCAAGCTTATAAAGAATTACTTCCTGCTAATGGTCCTGTAAAAACAGCAATCATTGGTCAAGCTAACGAAGAGTTAGAACAACAAGCTCAACGTGTTCAAGATTATATGAACTATCAAATCACGTATGTGATGAAAGATTATGAAACAGAAACTGATCAAATGTTATTTTATTTACCTTTGGCAGGATCTGCTTTTAGAAAAGTTTTTTATGATTCTTCCGAAGAGAAAGCACGATCTCAATTTGTCCCTGCGGAAGATTTAGTAGTGCCTTATGGTGCAAGTTATTTAGATGATGCCGAGCGAGTCACTCACATTATTAAGATGAATGAAATTGAACTGAAGAAAAAACAAATCTTTGGTATGTATCGTGACATTGATGTTCGACCATATAATGAAGATGATCAAGTTCAAGATAAGTATGATTCGATTGAGGGTGTTAAATCTAAAGGATATACATCTGATATGTATACTCTTTACGAGTGTCATTGTTATTTAGATTTACCAGGCTACGAAGATGCTGACGGACAGAAACTTCCTTACATTGTGACTGTTGATGAAAGCAGTAACAAAATTTTATCAATCTATCGAAACTACGAACAAGGAGATGCATTAAGAAAAAAGAAAGCTTACTTTGTTCATTACAAGTTTCTTCCGGGCTTAGGGTTTTATGGTTTTGGTTTAATACACATGATTGGTGGTTTGTCAAAGACAGCTACCTTAGCCTTGCGTCAGCTCCTTGATGCGGGAACCTTGAGCAATTTACCAGCAGGTTTTAAAGCGAGAGGCATTCGTATTCGAGATGATGATCAACCTTTACAACCAGGAGAATTTAGAGATGTTGATGCACCGAGTGGCACGATTCAAGGATCTTTAATTAATCTTCCGTACAAAGGACCTGATCAAACTTTATTCGCTCTTTTAGGTTTCTGTGTGGATGCCGCTAAGAGATTTGTATCGGTTGCGGACTCAAAGATTGGCGATGCTTCCATTAATCAAAACGCTCCTGTCGGAACAACTGTCGCTCTCATGGAACGAGGAACTAT